TGTAGATTTCATAACACTTACCATTTTTTACAGAATGACCTATGACCACTTGTAACTTGAGGTCATTGGGGTAGCTTCCTACTGGAATGTTATCCTCAGACGGACATTTTATGAAAAACTCTTTATCTTTTTTGACTTTGGGTTTATATTCTGGCGGCTGTGGTATTTCTGGTTGTGGTTGTTCTGGCTGTTTTACTGGATCTGTTGGAATAAATTTGTCAGGGTGATATTCTAAAGCCTCGAAAGTTGGATAACTTACAACAGGATAATCAATTCTAGGTTTGTCAATAATATCTAAGGTTGTTGGATATTGTTCCCATGTTCTTGTTTTGGGAATAAAAATTTCTTTTATCTTTATCTGTGGTATTTCAATTCTTGGGATTTCCAAGTGGGTTCACCTTTGGTGGTTCTGGTAGCTGTACAGATGGCCCTGTGAAATCTGGTATCTTATCTCCCATCACATCTGGTAATTTATCCTCCAGACTTCCCATGATCTTGTTTTTCAAAGTCCTCTCAAACTCAGGGCTTCCCATATATCTAATGGCAACGTAGCCAAAAGCTGCCATTGACACAGAAAGTAAAAGCGACAACAATGAAGCTATCTGACAAATTTTTTGAAACATATGTGGAAAGAGGCGTTTATCAAAGCATTAGCACCAATAACTTTAATGGTGTTGTTTTTGATTGTTGGTTTAGCTCCACTGTACCTAAT